AAGGTCGTATGCGTCATCTAAACCATCATAACCGTGGTCTGTGTAGTCAAAACCATCGAATATTTCGAGGTTGATGCGCCAAGTGGCATAGTTTGACCATCCATTGTATTTAGTGTCTGACATGAGAACTTCTCCTTGTTGATGATTAGATGATGATTAGTATATACCAATCAGATAGTCTACTGATGACAATAGACTATCAAGTGGCACATCAGGCATTCTTGGCAATAGATTGGAATGCTTTATAGTATTCGCAAGCACGACGATAGTCATCACAACGAATCTTGTCATGTAATTCAGTGCCTACATAACACTGAACCAAGTACATACCTGATGGATACAGTTTTTCAAGGGTTGCATAACCATTAGAAAAGACCTTGATTTTGCTCATGCTATCACCTCTGCATTGTGGAAGTGTTGACGAACAGTTACTGTCTCACTAAATAGACCGCAGACCTCGCAAGTGTCAAAGCTAGATTCCTCGCCTATGACCTCAAACAGACCGCTCTGAGCGTTGTTTTGTGTGTCTGCATACCAAGCATTAAAGAGCTTGATTTCATCGTCATTTAAGCCCGAATAATCGCCATTGACCAAGGGTAAGAGGAATTCCTCTCCTATGGTGTATTCGTAGTAGTCGTTGAATTGATTCATGGTTACTAACCTCCTTGATTGATTGATGAGACACATTTTTCGATGTGTTCATATATATACATAATAGAATCGTGCCAACCTCTGTAACCCTATGATTTATATAGACCAGGTATTTCCCTAATGTATGCCTATACAGTATATATTGTAGTAATAAAGTAAGGACAACGGTAGATAGCCTAGGGTTAGTATATGTAGTATACTAATTCTATTCTAGGTGTGTTATGTAATAGGTTATCTAAGGGGTAGCTACACAATTTGTAGGGGTAGAAAAGGGGTTACCTCATCCCGCTACCCTGTGCTAGTAATTATTCCCTACACGCTACAGGCATAGCCTTTAAACAGGGGTAAGGGGTTGACTATGCTTTGCGTGTGCTTGTCATCGCTTGCGTGGCCATGCTTTTGGGGTTGAGGGTCTGAAAAGGCGTGCACCCCACTTCTCGTCCCCCCCAGAAAAAAATAGTTTTTTGGTATAGTGGAATTGCTGTTGGTTATCGAATGCTCCAGCAGTTGCCTTCAAGGTTGGTCAGGGGTTACTTCTTGACCAACCCTTTTTTTGTCTGTAGTATGTAGTTATTGGTAGAGGGGAAGAGATGATGATTACTGCGATAGATGTTGAAGTAGGCGTACCTGCACCCAAGATGAGGGTGGTGTATGCGTACCCGTATGAGGAGATGGATGTGGGGGATAGCTTCTGTGTGCCTTTGGAGGCGAGAGCCAAGGTGTTGAATGCTAATTACAGGGCTGGTAAGCGGTTGGGTAGGGTATTTACTGCCAAGACAGAGGGTGAGCAGGTAAGGGTGTGGAGAACGATGTGAATGAAGTGTTCTGGATGGATGAGGAGGAGTTGCGGGGTGCGTATGCTGACCTGCTGACTAAACTTGTCCGTACAGAGCAGATGCTGGTGATGATGGCGATAAGTATTGAGAAGGCTGTGGAGTATGGGTACAGAGTTGGATACGAGGATGGCGTTGCGGGAGAGTCGTATTCAGTTGAAGCAAGACATTTGGAGAGCCTTGTCTTGCACTAGCAAGAAGCAGAAGTTGGCGTTGGTAGCAGAGTGGAAGAGTAAGTACTGTGCAGACCATGTGAAGACGCTTATCAACTGTGTGAAGAACAAGCAAGCTGCGTATGTAATCCTTGAATGGAAAGATGATGAACTTTGATTTGAAGAAGTTTTACAAGTTCTGTTCTGAACTCAAGATTGAGACTAAGGAAGAGGGTTTGAAGAAGATGGGTAACCTTCTGGGGACTCAGACCTATGTCATGCAAGAAATACAGAAAGGTTTGGATGAAGATGTTCACTTCTTTGTCATCCTCAAAGGTAGGCAGTTGGGTATCACAACTATTTCCTTGGCACTTGACCTTTATTGGCAGTTCACACACCCTGGCTGGCAAGGAACACTCGTTGCGGATACTGAAGAAAACAGAGACATGTTCCGCTCTACTCTCGCTATGTATATTGAGGGTCTGCCCAAGGAATACAAAATTCCGCTGGTTGCCCACAACAGAAACCAGATGGTTCTTAAAAACAGAAGCAGACTGTTCTATCAAATTGCGGGGAATAAGTCTCGTCTGGGGCAGGGTAAAGCTATCACTTACCTACACGGTACAGAAACCGCTTCTTGGGGTAACGAAGAAGGTTTAGCCTCGTTGATAGCTTCTCTTGCTGAAAAGAATGCAGAGAGGCTGTACATGTTTGAGAGTACGGCTCAAGGCTTCAACATGTTCCACGACATGTACAAGACTGCCAAGCGAGCAAAAACACAACGTGCCATCTTCTGCGGTTGGTGGAGGAATGAGTACTACACCGTCCCCGCTGACTCCAACATCTACAAGGTGTACTGGGATGGCAAGCTGACAGGGGAGGAAAAGGAATGGCACAAGGATATTAAGAAGCTCTACGGCTTTGAGATTAACAGCAGACAAATGGCTTGGTGGCGTTGGAAGATGGCTGAAGGCATCAAAGATGATGCTCTTATGTACCAAGAGTTTCCACCTACTGAGGACTATGCCTTTGTGATGACTGGCACATCCTTCTTCTCGCACACACGCTGTACAGAAGCTGCCAAGAAGAGCAAGACCACAGAGTGTGACTACTACAGGTATTCGTTTGGTCAACTCTTCCAAGACACTGAAGTGCTCAAATCCACAGAAAGACTGGGTACTCTCAAGGTGTGGGAAGAACCCATAGACTCAGCCTACTATGTGATAGGTGCTGACCCAGCATACGGTAGCAGTGACTGGGCAGACAGATTCTGTATTCAGGTCTACCGCTGTTATGCAGATGGCCTAGACCAAGTAGCAGAGTTTGCAACCTCTGAACTCAACACCTACCAGTTTGCGTGGGTCATAGCGCACCTTGCTGGCGCATACAAGAACTCTACCCTGAATTTGGAAGTAAATGGCCCAGGTCAGGCTGTCATCAATGAACTCAGGAACTTAAAACGCTTGGCAACCTCTATGGGCGGGGCTACAGGGCGTGACTTGATGGATGTGTTGGGTAGCATGACAAACTACATCTGGAGGCGTAATGACACCCTTGGTGGCCTCTCCAACAGTATTGGCTACCTCACTACTGCCAACAGCAAAGAACGCATGTTGCAGTACATGAAAGACTATTTTGAGCGGGGCATGATGGGCATTCTCAGCATGGATACCCTAGAAGAGATGAAAGGTATCGTGCGAGAAGGTGGTTTCTTGGGCGCACCTGGTCGTGGCAAGGACGATAGAGTGATTGCCTCTGCTCTGGCTGCCGTTGCCTACGCAGAACAGATTCAGCCTAGATTGATAGCCCACAAGCTCTCACGCAATGTGAGTGCAGCACAAGAGTCCTTTACCCCAGAACAAATTGCAGTCGGCAGAAATGTCAGCGACTACCTCAAACGAATAGGAATTTACGGTGCATGACCAGTTAACAATTGTCTCCATCTACGGGCACAACAATGGTGCTAGTGCCATACCCGCTATCTCCCGCTCTATGCGTGAGCTACCAGGCAGTAAAGGCTTGCTCATCTCCATAGAAGAGCCACCCAACTTGCCAAGCAATGTGGTCTGGAAGCGTTGCCATGTCATAGACTACTTAGGGTATTCCCTGTTTATGATGCACAGCCTGTATGCGTTTATAGAAACAGACTACTGCCTTATTGTCCAAGACGATGGGTGGGTGCTTAACGGCAAGAACTTCAAGCCTGAATACTATGACTACGATTACATAGGCGCACCCTCACACTGCGCTTTTGGTAACGGGACTCTGTACCTGAACTTTCAGTGGACACAGGCTACAGAGCCTGTAAGCGTTGTACAGAATGGTGGTTTCTCTTTGAGAAGTAAGAGATTCCTAGAAGCCTGTAACAAGCATGGCATCGTGCACTTGAACAGCAATGAGATACACGGGTGGAATGAAGATGCACAGTTGTCTGTCATCCTAAAGCCTGTGCTAGAGAGCTACGGCTACAAGTATTGCCCTATCGACATTGCCAAACACTTCAGCATGGAGTATGTAGGGCATGGTTTTCACGAAGATGGGTTTGATTTCTCAAGTTTGCTAGGCCACCATGCCCAGTCTCGGAAGCTAACAACAGATAACCACATTGTTGTGCCCTCTGACCCGACAAAAGCACACGGGGAAGTCCAGTTTATGTTGTGGTTACAGACCCAAGGTTACACAGTGGAGTACAGATATGCCCCCGTTAAGCAAGCGTGAACTCACAAAACACATGCAACGCTTCTATGCAGACAAGGATAGAGGCATCTCTATAGCCCTTTTTGCCGAACTTGCAGGGATAAGTCATGGTCATTTCCATGATGTATTCATCTACAACGAAGAGCCACTGACAGAAAACGTGCAAAAACGGGTCAGTAAAGCCTACCAACAGTGGAAAGCGGGTAACGTGAAGATTATGAAACGCATAGATAACACCCGCTATGTGGACTACAGAAAGACATCTCAACCCGTTTTTAAGCCAAAAATGGGTCTGCAAGTGACCTCAGATGGCATAAAAATCAAAGTTGGGATGGCAAACAGGCACGATTACAGCGAAATTTCACTTGACGAAGCACTTAGGGGGTAAAAATGGGTATTTTGAGAGACTATTACTGCACAAACCACGGTATTTTTGAAGCATGGGAGCCTACATGCCCTATGAAACACTGCAAAGGTGAGCTATCTGTCGTTCACTTGAAGCCTGTAGGCACAAGGTCGGCAAAAACCTCTGCAACCGACAATAATTTGAAGCAATTGGCTATTGAGTACGACATGACGGACATTAAGTCCACAAAAGAGGGCGAACACCAGACTGGGTACATGAAACGCAAGAATAAGCTCACTGACAAGCAGTTTGCCGAGGCTACAGACGCAATTCAAGCAAATAATCAAAGACAAACCCGCCCTGGTGACTCCGTTATCTGGGGTGGAGGCGGCAATATCAACATGAAATCTGTCATGGGTGGACAATTTAAGTCTGTTGCTGGAGAATCCGTGGGAATTAACCCCAAAGCAGCGGGTGACTTGCAAGGCCCCCGTGCGAGTGTGGTAATGAATGACCACGAAAACTTACAGGTGAGAAAATGAGAATCCCTAAAGACCCCGTAGCCAGAGAGAATTTTTATTTAGACCTCATAGAAAAATGCCTTGTCAGTCGGGAACAGCGC